ATGCAATTGTTTTCTTCATTCATTATGTTGTTGAATTTCCCACGACACGGTAAAATGAAAGGTATGGGTCAGATTGTTACTTGGTCTATCGTTGATGAAACTCAACATGCTGAAAACATGATTAAATTGTTTAGAACATACATAGGTGAGAATCCAGAAATCTGGAATGATGAACTAAAGTCTCGCATTTATACTATCGCAGAAAAGATGGTTGAACTTGAGGATAAGTTTATTGATTTAGCTTTCAANATGGGTGCTATGGAAGGTCTATCTGCGGAAGATGTTAAGAAGTACATTCGTTACATTGCTGACCGTAGATTGATTTCATTGAGTTTAAAAGGTATCTTTAAAGTTAAGAAAAACCCACTACCATGGGTTGAAGAAATGATTAATGCTCCAACGCATACAAACTTTTTTGAGAACAGAGCAACCGATTATGCAAAAGGTGCTTTGTCTGGAGATTGGGGTGATGTATGGGCAAACTAATAACAAAAATGGGAGATAAAAATGAAAAACAAGATAGTATCAGGAGAATGTCTAAGTTGTGAATCAACATATGAAGTTGAGTTTTATGAAGAATTGACTTCACAGGAAATGCCAGAGTTTTGTCCGTTTTGTGGTGAACCCATCGAAGAATTATCCGAAGAATATATAGAGGATGATGACTTAGATGAAGATGACTTAAAATGGGAATAAATTGGTTATACAAAGATTCAGACTTTAATGAAGAATTGATTGGAGATAGTTACGGGTTTGTGTACATTATAACAAACCTAGAAACAGGTAGAAAATATATTGGTAAGAAACTTTTCTACTTCTCCAAAACAAGACAAGTAAAAGGCAAGAAGAAAAAATTCAAAGTGGCCAGTGACTGGCCAACTTACTATGGAAGTAGTGAAGAATTACAAAAAGATGTTACACTCTATGGAGAAGATAAATTCAAAAGAGAGATATTGCATCTATGTAAATCAAAAGGTGAATGTAGTTATCTTGAAGCAAAAGAACAATTTGCACACAAAGTTATGGAGAGTGATGAATATTACAATAGCTGGATTATGGTTAGAGTAAGAAAATCACACATTAAGGATTATAATGCTAGACTACTTAAAGAAGTTTGAGAATGGAGATTATCATACGTTCATGTTTGTTCCAGGTGAAGAAGAANACCAANTGGAAATNCAAATTAGTGAACTGAAGGATGTTGGTGAAAAGATAGGCGGTAGCGTTTTAGGTGATTGTTATGATGTTATACTATTCAAAGAAACTGATGAAGGTGATATTGAAAAATTGGAAAGATTTGATGCAATCCTTTCTGCTCCGTTGGAATATATGTCAATGTTGATTCCTTTGGATTTTTATGGTATCATTTGTAAAAAAACAACAACATCTGGTACACTTATGAATGGAATATTTGACAAATTTCAAGAAGTGTGATATAGTTTAGTTTTATAACATATGGATTCATAATGATTCTCGTTGACCTGAACCAGGTTCTTTTAGCTGGCCTAATGGCCCAACTATCAAACCAAAAAGGAGTTAAGTTAGATGAAGACTTAATTCGTCACTTGGTCCTGAATATTCTTAGGATGCACCTAAAGACTTTCCGTAACGAATATGGTGAAGTTGTACTCTGTTGTGACAACCGCAAGTATTGGCGTAAGGAGTTCTTTCCATTCTACAAGGCAGGCCGTAAAGCAACCCGTGAAAAATCTGCACTTGATTGGCACCTGATTTTTGAATTGCTGGCCAAGCTCAAACAAGAGTTGAAAGAAAACTTTCCATACAAGGTTATTGATGTTGACGGAGCAGAAGCTGATGACATTATCGGCACACTTGCACCACGATACGCAGCACACCAAAAAGTATTGATTTTGTCCAGTGACGGAGACTTTCTCCAGTTGCAACAATATGGACCAAACATTAAACAATACAACCCAGCACAGAAGAAATTTATCAAATCGGAAAATCCTCTCATTGAACTAAAAGAGAAGATTATTCGTGGTGACAAAGGTGATGGCATTCCAAATATCTTTTCATCTTCTGACTGCTTTGTTAGGGGTATCCGACAAAAGAGTATTTCGGAAGATAAACTGAATAAACTGTTAAAAGAAGATATGGATAAAACCAGTGATTTGATTGACAGTAGTGCTTTGACGGGATTCTCACGCAATAAGACCTTAATTGACCTTACTTGCATACCTGTTGAAATCAAAGAGAAAATCATAAATACTTATGATGATTCTAAACCCGCATCTAAGCAAAAGATGTTTAACTACTTTATTCAGTATCGACTGAAAAATTTAATGGAAGTAATTGAGGACTTTTAATGAAAAACATATATGAAATTTTTGATGAATTTGAGGTTGCTACAACTAAACAACAACGAATGGATGTTATTGGTAAAAATCTGTCACAGGTATTAGTTGATGTGTTGAAAATGGGATTTCATCCGGAACCAAAATGGTACATCAATGAAATACCGGAAGGTTATGTTGTCAAAGATGTTCCAGCAGGAATGAGTTATGCTAGCCTTTCTACCGAAATGCGAAAACTGTATATGTTTCAAAAAGGCAATGAAACTGCTGATAAACTGACAGATAGGAAGCGTGAACAACTTTTGGTTGAATTGCTACAGAATTTGGAACCCCGTGAAGCTGAAGTTGTAATGGGTATTTTTAGAAAAGATTTTGGTGTAAAAGGACTTAATTATAAGTTCGTTAAAGAGGCTTTCCCGGCAATGTTGCCATAACAATAGGAGTTTTAGGTGTCAAAAGATGTAGAGAAGTTTCGCAAANATAGAAACTACAACGATGATTATGGTTTTGAAAAAAACCAATATGATAAACGCAAAAAGCGAGACAAACAAAAAAGTTTTACTAGGCAATCCCAATATGACAAGTATGAAAATGATTGGGGTTCCGATAAAATGAAATTTAGACGTTAAGTGTTGTTTTAAAACAACAAANAACTTGACAAATACTTGAAAGTTCTGTATAATGTGAATCTTGTACGGAAATATATTATGTTTATCCACTGTAAAGTTCCTAAATCTAAAAAACGGAAAGTGCCTAAGAACCAACAGGCACAGTATGAGGAATGGCTCAAATCCATTGAAGAAATGAAGCCAAAGTCATTGAGTAAATACTCCAAATCAATGGAAGTTAAAACTCCTGTTGTGACTAGTGTTTATGTTCGTGAAACCTCTAAATTTAAGTCTTTAGATACAGGACCAGGTAATGCAACCAAAGCACCAGCAAAGATTTACACTGGAACTATGGTCAAAGGCATTGCAACAATGCATAAATCTAATGCCGTACCTGTTTTTACTGATGAACAAGCAAAAGACATTTCAAGTATGAGGCGTTAACATGAAAAAACTCAATTTTACACTAAAACTAGCACGTCCGCACTGCCGGACTCCCATTAAACCCGTGCAAAAGCACAAAATTGTGTCAGAGCACGGCCGGAAAGTCAAACATCCGCAGAAACTGTCACGTTTACTTCTCGGAGAGCAATAAAAATGACTGAAAATACGGAAATTGACAATAAAAAACCAAAATTTACTGCGGAGTCACTAAATGAACTCAATCAAGCAGTACGCCGTTGGGCTGTTATGACACAATTTGAACAGGATCAAGAAAATTATGAGCAATTACGAAAACATACCAGTTGAAAATTCTTGGATTTCATACATTCAAGATGCGGAAGACGGTTCCGGTGATGGAATTCTGACTTTTCCACCAGAATTAATAGAAAAAATGGGTTGGAAAGAAGGAACAACTCTACACTTAGAGGTGACTGAAGAAGGCACACTAATTATTACTGACAAAAGCTTGACAAATACAGAAAATAGTGTATAATATATACATTATCTTTAGGAAATACCATGGAACTAATCGAATCCAAGTCAATTCTAGCCAAACTAATGGCAACAGAAAACCTTCACATTGAACAACGCAAGGTCCAAACGGCATCCTTTGATGTTAAGAATCGTATTCTAACCATTCCTATTCTAGAAAACGGAATCTCAACTTATCTGTATGACCTATTCATGGGTCACGAAGTCGGTCATGCACTTTATACACCAGAAGATGGTATGAAAAAGGCCTATGACCTAAAATACTCCATGAGTGTTATGAATGTACTGGAAGATTCCCGTATTGAACGTAAAATCAAAAACAAATATCCTGGCATTCG